TTGCGTAATTCCATTATCAAGGGTAATGGAAGCATCGCAGGTTTTTTAGGGGAACAGATTGTTTTAGAAGTTCTAGGGGGAGAGTGGGTAAACACCTACGAGTATGACATCGTCCTAAGTAATGGCTTGAAGGTCGAAGTGAAAACAAAACAGACCACTGTCACACCGAAGCCGGACTATTCCTGCTCTATATCCAATTTTAACACACGTCAGCAGTGTGACATATATGCTTTTACGCGGGTCATGAAGGATTACTCCGTGGGCTGGTACTTAGGATGCTGTACTCCTGCAGAGTATTTTGACAAGGCATCTTTTGTCAAGAAAAACGATTACGATCCGTCTAATAATTGGACGTCTCATGCTGACTGTTATAACTTACCTATACAGGAGTTGAAAGATGTTCAAGACTATGGTCCTAGTATGCTCAATGAGCATGGCAGACACGTGCATAAAGTTTGAAGACACTACGGGACTACGATCAACTAAAGAACAGTGCAAGGAACGGGCAGAGGAAATGTTAGGTGGTATATCTAACATGCCTCTCCCAATACCGCCGCCGTATGCGGCAGGTTATAGATGCGCTATAGGGGAAGAAACATGAAAGCCAATTTGTTTTCATTCAATGTATACCTTCGACAAGACGGTCATGTAGAACTGCAAAAAGAAACAGTGCGTCCAGACGAACTACAAAAAGAAATAGACGCGGGGGTGCCTCAATATGACGGGGCACACTCCATCGCGTCTCTTCTTAGATATATAAATTCTATGGCAGATGAGATGATAGATAAGTCGGCTAAGTACGTCTCTTAGCCATAGACTCTTCAATCTTCTTAGCCCGTGCCACCTCGTATGAGGACAACTTTCCATCCTTATCGATGTCAGCCTTTTTAGGTCTTTTCAATTCGGGCTTACGCACTGTAGAACCCATAGCGTACTGCTTTTTCATTATGTTTCTCCCAACTGTTCTGCAGGTAAGATACCCGACTCAAGGAATCCGCGTCTAACTTCTCGCAAATCTTGTTTGACTTCGGGTTCTATTTTTTGCGGTCTGATTTCAATCTTTCCAATCAAATCTGCTTCACGCTCTTTTATGGCTGCTTCGATGTCATCCGGATGTGTGTATTCCGGAACCACAGCGTCACTCCTGAGAAGTTCCCTGTTTGCCGTAGCTATCAAAATAGTGGACAGGGAACGAACGTCACTGTCTGTGACAAGCTTCGGATCACGCATCATCAAAAGCATGATCCTGTTTGCTTCTTTGTTCGATGCGGCAAGCTGAAATGAGTCTACTTCCATTTGCTGAAGAACACGGAATGCAAATTCCGCACCCACATATGTCGGGCTAACCATACCACGTGCAATGTTGAAGGCACGACTGATTATCTCATTTGGAGAAATGCCCCTAACGATTCCTGTTGGGGAATACTTGGCGAATTGCACGCCCGACGCTATGATAGTCATGTCTGCCAAGTCTTGCATGAAATCGATGTGATCCTCGTCCATGACTTCCGACAGTATGGCTCGTACGTTTTTATCTCTCAACTCACCCGCCAACTGAACAGGATTAGTCATCACCTTTACGATCTTTGACTGTCCGTCAAATCCCATAACTTTGACATCTGCGCCTTGACCCGTGCTTGCGCGTTGCCTAAGTCCTTTGAGTGTCTGATAAATAACACCATCATTGAACGCTTTTAGGGCTACTTCTTCAGACACACTGTTTTCTCGTGCATAACCCGTGACAAACGATTCACGTAAACCACGGAACATATTGACATCGTAGTTCGCAACGTATTTTTCGTAGAACTGTACGGGGTCGGATGTTTCGCTTATTCTATTGAGATGATCCGCAGTGCGCTTTTCGATTGACAGGTTTTCTAGATTCGCATCTGCCATAGAGCCAGTCCTGCGATTGACTGTATCCCGAAACGCTTCAAAACTTTCGCGAACTGTAGAGTCGTCACCAATTGCTTCGACAATGTCACGTTCTGCTGCCACTATGTCTGCTAGGTCCACCCAGTTCATAATCTCTCCGTCGGGATTTTCTGCCGTTATAACTTTTATTCGCAGATGCTCTTGTAACTTCTCCACGTTCTCTACGCGATTGAAGTTGTATCCCCCAGCGATTCCGCCCTTCGTATCCGTGATGTCTTTTCCTACGAGGTCTAGGACGTTACTTGCGGTGTCATCCGCCCATTTTGCTTGGATAGCATTTCGTACGATAGCTTGAATATTTTGAAAGTCCTCTTGGCTGTTCATGGGCTTACGCAGATCGTACACAAAAATAGAACTATCGCCCACTGTTTCTACGCCATCAGCCCAGTACTCATTGAAGGATTGCATCTCCGCTCTAAAACCAGAAAACGCTTTAGGATCGCCCGTAGCTATGCCCCTAGAGGCTGCTTCTGCTAACGGATCATTCCATGTATGCGGCTCCGTATTTCGTGCGTATGCGCGGCGATATGTGGCCGGATTTTCTAGCGTGACGACATCGCGGGAACTATCAGCCCTCTGTGCGTAGCCTCCTTGTGGTGCTACAGGATCAAATACGATTTCTTTGTATTGAGATCGTGCGTTTTGCATGACCCCACGAGCATCGGGTATTTCATCTATCTTATCATCAACCAGTTTCATAAGATCACGATAGGGTCGTGCTGCAGATTCGCCCTGTGTTTTTGCAATTCTTTCGCCAGTATCACGCAAGTGCCGGTACAGTTCATCAGCCTCAAAGGCGGTGGTTTGAAACGGCTGAAAGAATATACCCTCATCAGACTGATTCCTGTACAGAGCCATAGCAATTTCTGTTAAAGACGCATCTTCACCAACAAATCCAAATTTGCCTTTTGTTACAGGTGAGTTTTCGATTACTTCTCCCGCTTCATTTACAAGATTTGGACTACGTGCGAACTGTATCATCAAGTCAAAATCTTCGCCGAAATAGTCTTGAAGATTGCGCTTTGCCGCCTTCTCTAGTGCTTGCAGCGCAAACCTACCTGTGCGTCCTCTAAAAAATCCGGCTTCAGCGCCAAAGAATTGCTTTATGTCGCCGCCCTGTAGTTTCACAAGACGATCCGTCATCTCCGTAACAATGTCTGCCAAATCAACTTTCTTATCGCCTAGCGTCTTTTCAGCATTGCCGTATATCTGTCGCCCAAGCAAGAATATCTTCTCATCGCGGTGATCCGCTACGTCTTCTGTGAGTCGTCCTAAAGCTATATCATGCTGTCCGGACCCACGTAGGCTGTCTACGTTTTCAGCCGCATCCTGCAGAGATTTACCAAGCATGTCTATATTGTTAGTGAGGATCGTGCGCTGCACTTCTAAATCTTCTGCAGCACCCGGCGTAAGTCTGATTTCTAGATCAGTTAATTCAGTGAGTACGTTTGCTGCCTCTTTTGAGGTGGGATCGCGCAGCACAAGTGTCTTATACTCATCTAGCAATTCTATATACTCTCTGCGGCGTTCGCCCAGTGCCCGTGTCTGTCCAGCCGCAGCCTTTTGAAATCCTTCGACAAAAGTCTGAAACGCAGTAGTATCTTCCATCCTAACGCCAGTCGTTTCTGCAACTAATTCGTTAAGACGTTGAAAACCTAATTCTGCCTGCCGAAGTGAATTCTCAGAAGCCAACTGTGCTTCGACAGCCTTGTTCATATTCCTAATACTAAACTTGCCCACATTCGCGGCTTCGATAGCTTGCAGGGGTGCAAGGCCCGAAGCATACGCGAAACTCAGTGAGAAGGCTTCACTTGCCTGTGCGTACTTGTCTGTTCCTTCGAATCTCTTCAGAATGTCAGTTCTTACTTTGTTGTATTCTGCCAAGTTTTTATAAACTGCATCAACGCCTTCTTCTGACATATTGTCGAGAAGCCCTGCAACCTTAGTCAACGCCTCTATATCATCGGGACTCAGTGATGTTCCTAGTGCATCGGATATATCTTCGAAATTACGATTTACTAACGCACCCCGTGGAATCAGCGGCAAACTTTCAAGAATCATAGCAAACGACTTAATAATCGGTGCGCCTCTGTTTTGTAGTATTGCACTGTCGATTGCACCCGCAACTACACCTGTACCCTTTACTACGGGTCGTCCGAATACAGCCGTCCCCAATGCTCCTATTACACCGCCTACTTCGGGACTAAGTTGTCCTCCTGTAAAGCTGGGAAGATAGTTATATCCTATTGTTTGACCAGCAGTTATATAGAGATCATCTACCAAGACGTTTTTATAGAATGGATCATCCGGTGTAAATTTACTGAATATACCCTTACCTACCATATTAGCGTGTCTGTCTTGTAGGAAGTTACGGCGCGTGAGTGCATCAGCATACGTCATCGTCTCATCTACGCCTTGAGCGTTGCGAACTGTGATGGTTGCGTTTCCTGTTTTGCCTGCCCTAGCTGCAGAATTTACAGAAAAGTTTAAACTGTCGAGTTCGCGATTCACACGACTTAATGAACGTTCAAACTCTGCGCTAACTGCAGCGGTTCCAATCGATCCTTGATACCCAAATCTGTTTGTAAACAGATCGCCAATACGTCCCTGAAAATTACGAAAGGACTTTGC